GAACGGTCAGATTATGAATATTTTGATGAACAAGAGGAACTACTTGAGCAGTATCTTGAAATTCCGATTCCTACAGATTTCTATAAAGTACAAGGAAATAATACAAGGATGCACGAGCGGAGAGCCTATATTGGCTTTATTCTTCAATCTGGAGAAACACCTAAACATGAGTTTAGTGGGGAAATCAAACCAAGAGAATTTGTGACGGCTACCTATTTCTATTGGGAAGCGATGGGGATTGAGACGGGGAAAGGAACTGCTAAGATAGTTTCTAAGTTCAAGAACTCAATGAATAATAAGAACGGTTGGCAAAAAACGACTCGAATGGGGAAAAGAGGATACAAAAGAAAATAAGGTGCATTTAGTAATGCACCTAAAAGTTAAATGCACCTAATAAATGCACCTTACTAAAATCATTGATATATAAGAGATTATAGTTACTAAGGTGCATTAGTGCATTTATATCTTAGTAAAATAATAGTTAGTGTTAATTATAAAAAGAGCTTGCTTATCACGGACACATAGTAAAGTTTTCAAAGTAAATGCACCTAATGAAAATATCGCTTTCAAAACTTGTCAAGCGTTGGTGCTATTGAGTTTTCAGAGGTGCATTACTAAATGCACCGCTGGAATCAAATGCACCTAAAAAGAGGAGAAAAAACATGAATAACAGTTACCCCAAATTATGGTCAAAAATCATGACTCAAACAATCGCAGAGTTAAATAAGAAAAAGAACCTGACTCGGCTAGACTTAAAACGTGGAGCATTGGCACTTGTAAAAGGCTTGAATGTACGAAATAAGAAAATCAATGCGCAAAGTGAAGCAGATTATATCAAAGCGGTTTGGGATAATTTCCAGCTTTATGAAATGGCTTTGTCAGTCATTGGGATGCTTACGCCTAAAGAAGTCATTGAAACATTCCCAATTTACAAAAGATATGATGGTCATAAATACGAGACAAAAGATTACTTTAGTGTACAAAAATCTTTAGCAGCTTATGACCTGAATCAGCCCATCAATGCGGTGGATGACAAGGCCTTTGAGTTTCTTTGGGATTATGACAATGATGATTTAGTAGAGTTCACGGTAGACTTCATGGGAGCTATGAGTCATATTAATCGCTTAGAAAAAGGCAAAGATTTATTTTCTCAATTCTTAGAGGAAACGCAAGGGATAAAATCTCGTGTGATTGAAATTAACGGGATTGAAATCATTACTTTTGATCATGATGATGAATTAGATTAAATAAAAAAGGTTGCCCAAAAAGAAAGGAAAGATTATGAGAGCAAGGTCTCCAACAAAAGCAGTTGTTTTAACTAATTTATAAAAACAGCTATCAACGCAATGAACACAAGGAGTTACAGGCTTTATCTGTATTTCCGATTATAAGATATATTCACTAATAGAAAATAAGGAATCAATACAATGAATCAAACACTGAATACACTCAATGAGCTGTGGATTGAAGCAGGCGAAAAAGTAGAAAATTATAATGATAAAATCAATCAAATGCTCAAAAATGAAAACTTTTCAGCTCAAACCTTAAGAGATTTAACCGCAAAGAGAGATCATGCACAAGCCCGTTGTGATGCACTTAGAAATCAAGTCGTCGAAGCACAAGCGACGCAAGTTGCTCATCTTCGCTCTAGCGGTCAACTTCCCTTAGGAAATGGAGAAAACCAAACCGATCAATCTTTCATTTCAGATTTCAAAGCCTTAATGAGAGGCGATTCTAAAATCACAAATCTAGTCACTTCCTCTAAAGATGAATCAGGCGAAGCGGCTGGTTTAACCATTCCACAAGATCTAAGAACTTCCATTAATGTCTTAAAGCGTCAGTATGATGTGATGGAGCAATATGTCAATGTTGAAAATGTAACTACTGCATCAGGTTCTCGTGTTTATGAGAAATGGACAAATATTACCCCACTCACAAAACTCGATAGCGAAGATGAAACCATTGGCGCAAATGACGATCCCAATCTTAAGCTTGTTAAATATCAGATTGGGCGCTACGGAGGGATCACAACAGCGACCAACTCCTTACTTAAAGATAGTGCTGAAAATATTCTTGCTTGGTTGTCTTCTTGGATTGCTAAGAAAGTCGTCGTTTCTCGTAATTCTGAAATTATTGCACTCATGCAATCAGCCCCTAAAAAACCAGCGCTCTCTACTTTTGATGATATTATCACTATGATTAATACGGCAGTCGATCCAGCAATTAAAGCAACTTCTATTTTAATTACCAACACGAGCGGACTCAATCAACTTACTTTAGTTAAAGATGCGCTAGGTAATTATTTGTTACAACCTGACCCCGTTCAACCTGATCGCTATTTAATCAAAGGAAAACGAGTGGTTGAAATCAGTGATCATTGGCTTCCAAGTGGTGGAGAAGCAAGCAGTCCGCTTTATCCGCTCTATTATGGAGACTTTAAACAAGCCATGACTTTATTTGACCGTGAAAACATGTCACTACTTCCAACCAATATTGGAGGGGGTGCCTTTGAAACGGATACGACTAAAATTCGTGTGATTGACCGCTTTGATGTTCAGCTTACGGATACAGAAGCCTTTGTATCTGGTTCGTTTACAGCGATCTCAGATCAAAAAGGAAATATCAATACTGCAGCTACACCTACAATTACCAAGTAATCATAAGGAGAAAAAATAATGGACATTCGTCATATTGAAGAAAAAACAAAAGAATTAAAAGCACAATCGCTTCCTCTGGTTCAGGCCGTTGAAAAAACACAAGCCTTAGTCAATGAGTTAAGCACAAAACTCGAGAATATGAAAGTAGACAAACAACAGCCAGATATTGATGCGACGCTTGCACAAATGGCTAAAGAACGAGATGCTCGTGTTTTACTTGATGAACTGACGGAACATCTTACCAAGCAAAAAGAAGCCCTTCATCAATTTTGGAATAATGAAGAAACCAATTATGCCATTAAAACTGGGGCTGATCGCTCACAAGAATACTTGAGTCCAACAGAATCTCAATTGATTGAGGGATTAATTGATAACTCTTTAAAACGAAAATTAAAAGCTTATGGTAAAGAAGTGGAAGAAGCTCGAAATAAAGCCATTGAGATTGTGAACTATTTGAAAGAAAACAATTATGATCAATCCGTTGGTAATGCTCTCCATCCTTTAGTTGAAGCCAAAAACTTTTATTACTTTAGAATGGCTCAGTTGATTAGTTCTACGTTTCAACATGAATTGATGGAATATTTGCTTGAGGACGGGCTGATCACAAATTATCCTGGCTATTATACTCCGCGCCGATAAGAGCTTAATCATCCATAATTTCGAGCTGAGAAAGCCTATAAGTATCAGGCTTTCTTGTTATTATAAAGGAATCATGACGGATAAATATATGACAATCAGATATTATTGGGGAAGGCCTAAAGATGTTGTAAGGTGGTATCTTAGAGGAACATTATACTTAAGCGCTCAAAGTAGGCAGTCTTATATTGAAAAGACAAAAGCTGAAGCAGGTAACTTACCAAGACTTCTTAAACTATTAAATAATCTTGATGAAATATTTGATACCGCAGATACTGACAGCATAGCATTACTATGTTTGAGGTACGTTGAACTATTAAGTGTTGCAGAGACTACAAAACGGACAGGACTTTCCGCTTATCAGATTACTTCAAAGATAGGTAAACTCATGAAGGAAGCTAAAGAAATTATAGCCAAAGCATGATATAATAGAACTATCATAAGTCCCAGAGATGGGCGGTGGTATAATAAGTTCAGGAAAGTATCTCTAATTGTGGAGGTACTTTTTTGTTTAAGAGGGATGACATGATGAATGAAGTTAAATTCAATATTATGCTTTATTTTACGGGCGGGATGAAACGCTTAACGGATAGGATAGACAGCACAGACAACCTCACACCACAGCGCATTGTATTGAATGCAATGACAGAGCTGTTTGATTCATTGAGTGAGGATGAGATAGAGATGATCAGGCTTAGATACATGAAAGGCTTAACACTATCAGAAGTCGCAAGTCGTTACTCGATAAGTGAACGTACTGTTAGAAATCATACCAACCCAACCGTTAAGCAAGTGAAAGAGATTATCGCTAGAGCAAAGAAGAATGAATTGATAGATAGAAAAGAGGAAATAGAATGCCAATGACTGGACGCTGTCGTGAGCCTA